CTTCAATAGAGAGTTCCACCAATATCTCGCCATCGTCTTGCTTACCATATATCTTTGCAATGGCTTCCAAACTGACAACTGCCCTTGGAGGGTAGCGGTCATATTTATAGATGACACATGGCATTCTGTTTGCAGCTATTGCCGACTTTTCGGATTGCGCCCACCATTCTTTTTTGCAGCCGCGTCCATTTGCATAATGTTTAGCTTCAATGGAAAAGGGAAATCGCTCGTTGTCTGGGATTAGATCGCCGCCTTCAGCGGTTCTATATTGTTCTAGGTTTCTGGTGAAATTGATACCCAATTCTAAGAATAACAATTTAGCCAAATCACGTTCCCATTTCGCACCCTTGTTCCTTGAATTAGCCATCGCCGTCAATATCCTCCGGCCTAAGCTGTTGAAGCTGAATGCCCTGTTTATTAGCATCATTTAGAGCGCAAACCCTAAGATAAGTTGCCAACGGCATTCCTGAATTATTGGCGGCAAGTGTCAAAACTGCGTGTTGTGCTTCTGACATAACCACCCGACTTTCCTTTTTCATATAGTCTCCTTTTGTTTTCATAGGACGTTAAACGGATAAAAAGTGAAGATCAATAGTATTTTTTTTACATTACCCCTTGCAATAGGATGTTTATAGGATTAAATGTTTATTAATCAAACAGCAAAGGGAAAACAAAATGAAAACTTTAACACTTTATACTGGATACGGTGATCAAATAAATACTTTTGGCGTAAGAGTAAAAGCACCTAATGTTAAAACTGCAAGAAACGCTGACGGAGAAATGATTACTTTTGACCTAAGTGTGAAAAACGTATCTTTGTATCAAGGATATGACACCAAAGATGACGGAATATTTTGGGGTCTTGCTTCAGGTGCTACCTTGAAATCTTCTTACTCACAAGCTGATAAGGATGAGCAAAAAAGATTAAGGGAAGATGCTCCTGTTGAAAACGGAGATATTGTTTTGATTGAAGGTGAACAATATCAGGCAAAAGTTTTAGGAGATTATTCTAACTGTGTAGTTTTTGAAGCAGTATAAACAGAAGGGGGTTAATAGCCCCCTCCAAACAGCAAAAGGAAAAGATATGGACTTTTTGGATAAGATGCTTGGCGACTTAATTAAGCCACCAAAACACAAAACCCAAATAGAATGGGAAAAGAATAATAAAAAGTATTATCAGCGGTTGCGTAGATTGTGCCAAAAGCACGGCATCACATACAAACGTGATATGTCTTATTGGGATTTTAGCAAACCCATCGGAACGATAGGTGAGAATGAAAATATATTCTCTTATCAAGATGCTTTCTTTTATGTCAAAGAATACTTTGAAAAGGATCGAGCATGAATTACGAATACATAAATAATCAGTATGTGTTTCAGATTGACCAAGCCAGAAGATGTTTGTTGGCGGCAAAGGAACACACCAAACAGATGCAAGAACATCCGACAGAAGACGCGGCATCTATTGCAGAACTAGACAGCAAGATTGATGAATTGATTGCTGAACTCAATGACAGAAGAAAAGGGAAGTAAAATGAAATTTAAAGTGGAATGGTTGCAAGGTTATGGGGATGATGTCGAACCTAAAATCTGCACAATGGAGGACTTTGTTTCTGAAGAGTGGAATTTAGATGCTTATTTGGGTGATGATGGCATGATCCAAAAATTAAGGGAACTTTTAAGTTCAGAAGTTGGACAAAAAGTAACTCTTGCCGATTGCATGGGAGAACACATCATTGCAACAAAAGTGGAAGGGGAAAACTAAAATGCTTGATAAACAGGACATCATCATTTTTATTATAGCAATCATATTTATGACGATTATTGCAACCAACATTGACAGCTTTTTTGTAGTTCAATGATCTGCAAAAGATGTAATGGAACGGGCAAGATAGAGGTAAAAACAATTTACCCGATATTTTTTATGCCGCACTTTGCTAAAGTTGAGGTAAGATTAATATCATGCCCAAATTGTGAGGAGAAAGCAGATGGATATTTCACCAAGAGATCGGGAGATCAGACAGACACTAATTCAAACAGTAGATAGATTAGGTCAAGAGGTTCATTCTAAGGACGCCACAATAGACGTAAAAGTTGAATACAGTGTGGCAAAGCAAGGACTAGAAACACTTATGACACGGCTTCGAAACGAGGGATATAACGTATGAATTTATTAAAACAGTTTGAAGATACGTTTGGCCGGAAAGCAACCAAAAGTGAAGCACTTAAATTAATGAACTTGTCGGCACAACTAGATAAAGACAAAGTAAGAAAAACTTTGCACGGCAATACAAAAAACATATCAGCCGAGAATAAATTTAAACTGCACAAGAATAACGGTAAAAGGGAAAAATAAATCGTGAGGTAGGCATTACCTGTCTGGGAGAACAGTTTTGCCTCAATAAACTTAGCGAATAAATATGCCTACCCCTGACAGAATAATAACATATCGAAAAGAGCAAGAAAATGGATTATAAAATAATTATTGGAGATTGTATAAAGTCAATGCAATCCATGCCTGAAAAGTCTGTGCAAACTTGTGTCACTAGCCCTCCTTATTTTGGTTTGAGAAATTATGGCAATGATAAGCAAATAGGCTTGGAACAAACACCAAATGACTTTGTGAATAAGTTGGTGGACGTCTTTAGAGAAGTCAGGAGAGCTTTGAAGGATGACGGAACACTTTGGCTTAATCTTGGTGATAGCTATGGAGACAAGCAGCTTTTTGGCATTCCTTGGAGAGTTGCCTTTGCCCTGCAAGCTGATGGATGGTATTTGCGGCAAGATATAATCTGGAGCAAACCCAATCCAATGCCGGAGCCTGTCAAGGATCGATGCACCAAATCGCATGAATATATTTTTCTGTTAAGCAAATCACCAAAATATTATTATGACCATGAAGCGATCAAAGAAGATTGCTCGGAAAGCAATATTCAAGACTTTATGAGAAGAAAGACGCTAAATAATAAAGGTAAGGGATCGGGAACATATGAAGAAGCGAGACCCGATCTTGCCAGAAGTCGATCCGATTATATGCCATCTGACTTGAAACGAAATAAGCGATCAGTTTGGGAAGTAACACCAAAGCCTTATTCTGGCGCACATTTTGCAGTGTATCCACCGGAACTGATAGAACCGTGCATTTTGGCTGCAACTAAAAAAGGTGATACTGTGCTTGATCCTTTTGGCGGTTCTGGCACAACTGCCGGTGTCGCATTGAAGCATAAACGGAAAGCAATTCTGTGTGAATTAAATCCTGAATATGCAAGTATTGTTGATGATCGAATTAAGGACATTTTCCCCGACATCAATCAATATAACTTATTAGATATTTTGGAGGAGTAGAGCCATCGAATATTACACATTATTGACCATCGTTTATTCAATCGCTGAACATTCAGTGCAGTTTAGCGTATGGTTTCCAAGTGAAGCAGAATGTTGGAATGTCTTGCTTGAAACCGGCACGATTTATGATCAGGTAAATGGTGAAGAAGGTTATTGTGACATCAGTGATGTTGTGTCCAAATTAGTTAAACCCAAACCAAGACCTTGGTGAATTACTCCATCAACCAACTATAAATCTTTTTGGTTTCCTCTTGTCGGTGAGATAACCCATGATAACCGCCATTGATCTTTCGACTGATTGTCTTGATCGTTTCATCATCAACACCCTGATCGGCAAGAGCCATAAGGTTATTCTTGCGAAAGAACCATAAAGCACTTTCAAAAGCATACTTAGTTTCCACCAAAGAAGGGTTCTCCATAATCTCCGGAATACGCATATCTGATGAAAATGAACGATAATTGATCCGACCAGTAAGTTGGATGAAACCGCGCCCTATGTAGTCGATTGCATCCTGTTCCGAAAGATTGCCAAGAGACTTTCGCTTATATACTTTGGCTGCCAACGCTTCGGGGTTCTTTGCAAATGGTTTTGCATCATCGACTGTAGCGAACCTGGATGGCCAGACTGACTGTATTCTTTCAGGAGTGCTATAATATAAACTTTCCTTGGTTCGCTTAAATCCACCGCTTTCATGGCTTGCTTGGCCTAGTATGTGCGCCCCTCGCTTGGCTGACAGGTCATAATGTTTGCAAACGGCCTTTGCAGTATTACGGCCAAATGCCCCATCTGCAACCGCGCCACACTTGGATTGGAGTAGTTTCATTGCTGTACTCATTTTGTTATCCCCCTCTGCTTTTCATATGTTCTAAGACCACCTATGCCAAGCATACCGCCAAGAACGGTTAAGAGTGTTCCCATATCGAACTCTGGCAAATCAGGTATTTCTGCACCCATTGCACCCATTACAAAAAGGGTAATAGGCAAACCAAGAAAATGATAGCCAAATGCAAGGCTACAACACCAACCACAGAAAGGACGCCACCCACCTTTAAAAAGGCTTCCAGATGCCGCTTCCGCTGCGTTGACGCTAATCTGTGCCAACGCGAGTTCTTGCGCGTGTTTGTCCGACATCGTTGCGATCTCGTGCGCGAGTGCTGCCTTTTGATCTTTGTCCTCAATGACTTTATCCAGTAGTCCTGAAACTGGTCCTATAAGACTATTGACGATGCTCATTTTTTAGCCTCCATGTTCATAGATGCGTTCTTGCTTGTGCTTTTGCTTTCCATGCTAGAGAAGCCAAAGAAAGCCCCGACAAGAGCCGCAATACTTACAAAGTAGATTGAAGCCATCGAGCCAATGATTTCAGCCGCTTGGCTTAGTCCGGCTGCACTAGCTAAGATGACTGCAAAAGGATAGAGTAATAAGCCCAACAAAGAAAACCACGCCATGGCTCTTTGACTATCCCTACGTTTGTCAGCATCTTCAATCTCTTTTTTGCGTTCATAAATTGCAAGTTCATTCCATTCATCCGGCTCGATTGTGCCGTTTCCATTGGTATCTAACTTATCAAACTCTGTCATAACAATATCTCCTTGCTATGCTTAAATTGGTTGTGATTATAATAACCCTTTTTAAATCATCTGTATATACGGCATACACGCCACGCTTAATCTGCAACAATTTCAAGGCAAACCACTTCTTGACTTGAGTGCATAATCAATACCCTGCTTTTCTCGCGTTCTAGTTCACAAGCCTCTTTATCGCTGAATGTCTCTATTTGATAATATTTCAGATGATCAGTGTTAACAAAATGCAAGAATACTAAAACATAAATCATCTGAAAAAATCCCTGACATCTAGCCAATTCATGTAGTGAAGATAAAAAATCGATCCTACAAACGTAAAAATTAACAAAACGACTATGCCGACTATTGTAATCATTAGTTCTTGTCTTTGGATTGCATCGCGTCTGGCTTGTGCTTCAGCTTCCCTTTTTTCTGCCAAGACTTCTCGCCTTATTTTAAGCAGTTCTAAGTATTTGCTTCGGCCATATCGTTGCGTTATCCACTCTTTTAATTCTTCTTCACTTTCTGCCGCGTTTCTTAGCTTTGCCCATCTGTCAAAAGCTGTCTCTGATGCACTCTTACTAGACACACCTTTTTTCTGGAGTGTTTTCTTGGCTGCATCAGTAGCGTCAAAGAATTGACCGATTTGCTTGCCCATAGAATGGAGTGACTTGCCGGCTGTCAATCCTAATTTGATTGAAGATAATAAACTAACAGGATCGATTTTTTATCTCCCATCAGAATTGATCGGACGTCTTGTAAGATATTCTATTGTGTTTTCTAAAGTCTTAACTCTAGCTTGCAGTTTGACGATCTGATTGAATTGTAAAATAAAGCCTTCTTGCGTTTCGTATACGTCCTCAAATTCTTGATAAATTTCGTCAATACTTTCATCAAACGTGCTATATATTTCATCAATGGTTTCACCACCATCTTCTTCAACTTCAATTATATATTCTATAATTTCATCTATTTGTTCTGTGTTTTCTTCAACATCCCTTATTAAATTTGTGCGATCGGCTTGATTGTTCTGGATAGACAAAACTTCCAGTTCTTCACCAAGGCTTTCAATCGTGCTTGCTTGTTGGGCAGTCCACCAGATGAAACCTCCGATTTGAGCGATCACTACACCCACAACCGCTATTGATACCTTTGGCAACTTATCCGACATCAGATCACCCCACCAATGTAATCCTTAACAATAGAGCAATAATAAAACCAGAAGTTGCGAGATACATATATTCTAGTCTTTTCACCCTATTGAATAAATCACGCATTTGAATATCCACAGTAGTTTGCAGCGCAACTAATTGCTTCTCTAGGCCATCTATGCGTTCATGGGCTGATGATGCGCTGCGTTTGTTCATATTAGCAAGCCATTAATACACATGGCAAACAGAACGAACCATCATCATAGGTAATACTTACATTTGTTGATGTAACTTTTGCGACTGTTTTGCTGCGAACAATGTCATCATCTTGTGGCTTGGCTGTACCATCTCCTGCCGAGATAAGTAAATCACCTCTAGCAACTGTTGTGCCTTTAGCAATACGAATAATATTATCACCTGTCATTGCAACAACCAAATCATTGAAGCCATCTTCTTCTTCATCCCATTGCTCAAAAACCCCTGCAACATTTGGATCACCTTCTACAGATGAAACTGCCATACAGTTCAACTGTTCGTTATCTTCTGTGTAAGCATCAACAGCAGGAGTTTTTTCATCACCAACTTTAGCGTAAACGGCTTCCGTTTTAAAATCTCCAATCTCTTTACCTTCTGGGATTGTGTCACCATCTTCATAATATGTAGCCTCTGTAACTAGTGGCAGTGCATCACCTTCTTCATAGTACGTGGCCTCAACAGCGTCATGTGACCAAACAGCCATTTGATCAAGGTTAGTCATAACTGTACCTCTTAAAAGTGATGTGTCTCTTGATCCATCTGTAAATTGAGACCATCTAGATAAGTGGCCACCAACTAGCGAAACTGTAGAACCTAAAACTTTTATTTCGCCTTCTTCTGTACCTTGACCAAAAAATCTAATTATACTTCCATCAGTTCCAGACCTATTTATATCTAAAGGATTTCCGGAAGCACCAATATCAGTTTGGCCATTTGTTCCAAAAACAACACCAGCAGTTGGAAAAACATCTGCGGTCTGAGAAATAAGAAAAACACCAGACCCTAAAATTCTAGCACGTTCTGTATTGTTGCTGCCTAAAATCAAAGGATGATTTGTTACTGTCTGCAAAACGGATTTTGGATCAGCAGTATTGTCTGCTCCAAACACACTACTTACAGAATTTGATTGAACGTATACCTGACCGCCACCAGTGCTTGCAGTGCTAGTAACTGTAAGGGCTGTAAAATTAGTGTTACTTTCTGGTGAATTATCTCCTATTCCCACATTGCCGTTTGTATCTACCAACACCCTTGTAGTACCAGACGAACCAGTGCCAAAAGTTAAATTATCAGCACTGTCAGCAGAAATAACTGCCCTTGTTGTGCCGCCTGCTGCGTGCTTAAAACTTATCTTTTTTGCTTGTATCAATTCAATATCGTCAGAAAATTGAATAGAACCGTCACTATCTACAACAAAAAGCCTTGTTGTGCCGTCGTCCGTTTTTAAAGCAAGTCCATCACCATCTTTGGCTTGAATTACCCCTGTTGTAATCTGCCATTCGTTATTTGTCTGATCTAATGTTGCAACTTCGATAAAAGCATTATTGGCTTCATTTCTAATAAATAGCTTATTACTGGTTTCATTATAAAACCATTGATTAGCAAAAGTTGTGCTAGGTGCAGATGTGCCAGAATTATTTGTTGCTATAGCTTGCAAGGCATTGTTTAAATCAGCCCTCGTAGCAGGAAAACCCTGATTAGCTATATTCATGTCATGTTGTGCCATTTAAACGATCTCCTTACCAAATCCTTTTGCCACATAGTCAAGCGTAACTGAGTTTGTGCTTTGACTATTACCAGAAAATACTTCTATATCAAATCCCGCTCTGGTTTTGTTCGTAATAACATATCTCTCACCATCTGCCAAGTTCGCCAACGACAATCCAATAGCAGGAACACCCTTGAACTTAGTCGGAAAAGTTACGCTTTTCGTGCCAGTGAAAGTAATATCAAATTCTGACTGTGTTCGCTCTGGCATATCTATTTCTGCCCTAAGTTCTCTAATCGCAGGAGAAGCCGCGCCATTTGTGCATTCTAATATGCAACGAAATTGCATAGCTCTTGCTGTTATGTCTGCAACGATAAATGGTTGATAAGCTGTATAAGTTGGTGAACCAGATGGATCATCGTTAGTATGGCGCAACTCAAATCTAGCTGATGTTACGTCAAACTGGGCAGGATCACCGTCAAAGTCTCCAAGACGAGCATCAAAAAGCCCTGTGGCACTGTCAAAATCGTTAACATAATCTAAAAAATCCACTTTAAATTTAGGGTATATTCGGCTTGTATATACTTCACCAAAATCTACCGTTGTATTAAAATCATATGTACCAGATGCAACTGTGCCAGAAAACCCATCGAATAAACCAAGAGCATCATCAAAGTTTCCTGCGCCGCTATCAAATTGATCTATAGTATCTAAAGCCAGATAATCGCCTTCACTATCCTCTAGCACCACGACATTCGTTCTAGCTCCTGCAAAAACTGGATCTTCTTGTATTGTTTGAATGGCGTTAAAGTTCTCGACATTATTGGGATCGACTAACACAACAAAACTTGCAGCCGCAGCCGAAACACCGCCTATTTTATCTATAGCCTTAATAAAGTAAGTGCCTGTCTTTGCAGGAACGACTGCCGTGTTTCCAGGTCTGGAAATCTTATCAACTATATCAACTGCGTTTTGATAACTTGCTCCGGATGTTTCTGATGAATAGCGAACCTTATAATGTGATAAATCTAAATTGCCTACTGGTGTCCAAGACAAATTCAACGCGTTTCCTGTTACATTACCAGTAAAGTTTGTTACGTTATCGGGAGGACTTGCAAAGGCTGATAGTTGCTGTCCTGCTGTTGAGGTAAACGGACCTGCTGCGCCAAAAGCATTAAACGCTCTTGCCCTGACATCATAATTATCATCGCCTAAACCATTTACCTCGAATAATCCGTTTCTTTGCTTGCCAACAGAAATAAAATTAGTGTCACTTGTTCTTTTGTATTGAGCCTCAAATTCAACGGCATATGGCTCATTAGAAGTTACTTCAATTATAAGAACACCAACGGCTGCTTGATTGACTATACGCAAATCAAAATCAACGCCAAGCCCGACAGTTGGGAGATCGGTTGCACTTGGGAGAGTTGTCGAGTTTAGTTCAAAGGATATTTCTTCTGCATTCCAATCATAAACGGCTGAACTTATTTCACGCAAAGTCATGGTGACTTCTAGTGCTTTATCTTGACTTATTCCAAACCGCCAATCTGCAACTTCAAATGTTTTGCTACTAAATCCAAGTCTTGTGTTTGTAACACTGACAACATCACCGATTTGAAGCTGTAAAGCTCTTAATCCAAACGTGCCAGATATTGTTAGCTGTTCTCTGTTTTTAAACAACGCAATCTTTGCAATTCTTTGTGCCATCGTTGATGTTGATGTGAACGGCAATGGAATGTCTTGAACCACTCTTTCGCCGCCATCTATTGTTTCGAAAGTGTCTGAAACAAGTTGTGGAAAGTCTGTCGGCTGATAATCTGTTTCTGGCCCTGCAAACATACCAGTAACCGAATTAAAATTATCTCTGCGACTGTGCCGAGTGTTTACTTGTAAGTTACTTCTTAAATCGTCTTCAGTAAGCGTTAAAACAGATGACGTAAATTCTCCTGCTTTTACACCCCATTGACCTTGAGTATAAAATATTGTTCCTGCCATTGATGCAGTCAAATCAGTTATGACATCATCAGGAGGTAAGGAAGTGACAAACGATCCATTAACTGTATAACGCTTTTCTGTGCCTCCTGCCGATAACGATACATTTTCATCACAAACATTTGCGGCTGCGGCAAAGATAGTTCTGTTTATTTCTGTTCCATCTACACCAAGACCAAAATCACTCTCTAAGTAATCCATCAAACAAAGTGCAGCATTTGACGTAAACTCTGCTTGATTTGTATTTCTTGGATCGTCGATCTTTCTACCTTGCACAATCGCGCTGAATACTGGTAATCCTTGAGGAAATACACTAGTATCAAACTCAGCCCTGATATAAATATATGCAATATTTTTTGCCTGATGCGCTGTTGTCCATGCACTATCTTCAGCCACTAAATCAGCATCAGCAGGCTGATTAGCTGTTCCTAAATGCTTATTTATTCTTAAGGCTGAGTTAACGACAGCCCCATCTGCATCTTTGATCTGGAAAGCGTCATTAGTAACAAATCCATTTCCGTCTAAAGTAAGAGCGACATTATCGGCAAATACTGTGCCGATCGAATTACATTCATGCCCTGCCAAAGCTATCAAGGTATGCAGATATTTCTGATCGTCTGTAATAGAACGATAAAATATCACACCACCAACACGCTGTTCACCGTATATAATTGCATGATCAGAAGCAGGAGCGACAGCATTGACGTTTGTTCCGTATCCTTTTTGTGCCGCTGCAACTGATGCCGCAGCCGATCTAGCTTTGGCTAGGCTCTTTTTTTGCAGTGCATTGATAGCATAAGCAGTGACAGCCGTGTAAGCTGCATATCCTGCAACCGTTGCAATGGTGGTTCCCAGAATTGCAGTTGCGCCTATAGTTCCGGCGGCTGTTCCCAATATCGCCCCTGCCGCTGCAATAAATATCTGAACCATTAATCAACGCTCCAAAACAAATCATTCTCATCTATTATAGAGAATACCATGCCATCGCTTCCCAAGAAAGCCGCTAAATCACTTGTAACCACTCCGAGCAAAACAGGCATTATTCCGATAGTCTGATCAACTGGCCTTCCAACTATCGAACCTCTTGGTGGAAATCTTCCTGTAAATCGTTCTAATCTATCATCGAGCATATCAATTACTGTGTCATATTCTTGAGTATATAATAATTTTCTATATTTCCTAAATGCACCTGTCGCAGTTGTATAATCACCAATCCAATCATCTGCAAAACTTTGACCTCTAATTACTTCTGCACACTTATTTACAAAAGTCAGACAATCATGTTCGCCCCAAACAAAAGGATAATCTTGCAAGCTGTTTACATACTCAGCTAACTTAATATCCCAATTTGGAACACGCATTAGCCACCGCCACCCCATTGCAATCTTTGGTTTTGTAGGCTTTCAACAAAATCAAAAGCAAGATCGCCTGTTGTGTTTGTTGGCAAAGCTGAAGTATTCCTTTTTTTCTGACTTTCAGACGTATATCTGCGAGTTCTAGGACGTTCTAAATCAATCAATCTGCTTTCAATAGATGTCGTTATAGTTGATGTTTCTGGACCTTCATCAATAGCCATAGTGTCCAAGTAACCAGTGAAAACCAATATTCCTGATTGATTTACAGGACTTGACCAATCTATGAAACCAAAATGAATATTGCAAAGTCTACCCTGATAAGGTGTGCTTAAAGCGTGTACTAAAAGATTTGACGGAATACCGCTTAACGTAAGATTAACCCCTTTTGCACTTATATCCTGACTTTCACCTACATCTGATATTGATAAAACATCTCCAACACCGCTATATGTATTATTCCCGTTAGAACTTACTAAAATATCTCCGAACCCAGTCCAAACACGCACCGTTTCAGTGTCAAAAAATATCTCTACTGCATAAAAAGGAGAAACTTCAGCATCATCTAACTTGCTAAGAATATTTGCTATATTTGACCTGGCCATTATATCGCCTCAACACCACCGAAAGTAATACCGAAAATAGACGCTTCGTTTATATTCCAGTTCTGTTCATTGCTTGCTAATCTAAAACGTCCAACTGTGTTAGTTTTAGTGACGGCCGCATTATCAGCCGGAGCCGTTCTTATGTATGGCCAAATGTCTAGTGAAACTTCGCCTGATCCATTACTATCAGCATCAGCAAGAACTTTGTGAAGTGTTGCACTTCCGGCTGTTCCTAGCTGAATATAATCCCCTGCCTTGAGCCATCCGGTTTGTGAAGCCGTGCAACCATCTATGTTTAATGTGCCACCTGTCTGACTTGCTCCGTTGACCAATGGAGTGCCTCCGGCTGAACCTCTAGGACTAGCACCAACCGGATCGCCAAGCGTAAACGTGCCAAACCTACCGCGCAAACTCACCAAAAAAGCCACCCATTGTTCTGCATCGGCTCTGGACATTGCCGGAAGTGTGACATCACATTCCCATCTTTGTCCGGCATGTGCCACTGTCTGTTGTTGATAGGTAAATGGTGACATACTCATTCCGACAGTATTGACCGCCCTGAACGTAATGTTGGATGGTTTAACGTGTGTTGGTGATGCTAAAGGATAAGTAATAGCCATTAGAACGCATTGGCAAAGCTGCCACCCCTTCTTCGAGCATCCAAGACAGCCGCCTTACTAGCTTCGGCAATCTGTGGAAGCAGTGTTTGTATTTCGTTTCTGACAGTCTGTTGGACGCCAGTTGTCACGTTGATGGTTTGCTGCACGACAACGCCGCCACCGCCCAAGTTTTTATTCGGGATAACTGTGCCGGATCGATTAGGTATAAACATTTCTGGCCCTCTTTCGCCAACGATATACGGTTGATTGCCAGAAACCGGCCCTCCGTTCGCACGAAAAAAACCACCGGCTAATTTCATAATACCGCCAACTATTCCAGAACCAGTTCCGGCAGCCGCATCAAATGAACCGACAATACGCTGAACAACCATAACTTCAAATAGTTTTGCAATAATATCTGCCGCCATCTGTCTGAATGCGTCCTTGACCGATTTTGTTCCTTTTACTATGTCCATAAACCCACGCTCAAAAGATGATTTTATGCTATTTGCAAAGCCTTGCATCCTGTCTTGCAGTTTCTTTACTTCTTCTGCACTTTCTTTAACTTGCGTTGAAAACAAGCCAAAAAGATCAAACTGGACTATCTCTTTAAGATCGTTCTTGAGATCAGTAAATGATTTGAATGGCTTTTCTAGTTCATTTGACAAGGCAACTCTATCCAAAAATAAATCTCCCAACGCCTTTTGTACGTCTAGGATTTTACTTTCCAACTGGTCAAAAGACTTCTGACCAATATCTTCAGGAAAAGATGTCTTAAATAATCTGTTCAATTCTCTTGCAGTCGTTTGTGCAAAATCAACAAAACCCCTTGATAAGCCAAGAAACAATTCCATAAATCGTTGTCTTATTCTTATGATAACGATTTGAACATTCACATTTAACAACTCAATAGCATCAAGAGGACGGCTAAACGCTTCTTTTACAAAACCTGGAATAGCTTGAATAATTCTTATAAATCCAAGAAAACCCCTTATCAAAGTGTTAATTGTCATCATTCCGGCAATCCTAAAAGCATTGAAAACATCCTTTAGAACTTCTAAAGCCGGAACTGCAAAACTTAGAAATGGCTCGAACGCCGGTTTCACACCTTTTCCTAATGCATCAAAGTCAAACGATACACTTTTTGTATTTTTACGCATCATTAACAATGCACCACCAACAGCAACCAACGCACCCACAATCATACCTTTTGGGCCGAATATCGATGCCAACTGTGGGCCTTGCATTGTCATAATACGCAATGCGTTTGTACCCATTGACGCTTGCACCGCCATATCCTGAAACTGTAGTGATGCCATTCCAAGGTGTCTTGTCAGGTTGCCTTGTGACCTAGCAACCATCCTACCGGCTGACGCATGAGTTCTCATTGATGATGTCGCAGTTTGCATTTGCTTGCTGACATGGCCAAGCTGCGTTTGGACTTTCTTCATTTCAGGAACGGCATTACCGACAGCGTTCATTTCAAACGTGAGTTTCTCAACTGCCATCTTTTTCCTGCTCCTGTTTTATATTAAAGTACGCGATCCATTCGTTATATTCCGAAACGCTTATATCTTCTATTTCTTCAATCGTCTTGTGTAATAATTCAGCCAATGCCACCAAATTATAACGGAATGGATCGCTCCTTAGTTTTTTTCCTGTTCCTCGACTGATACTGTTTCAAATATCGCACCAAAGACCTTTGCAATAATATTTAATGGTTCACCCATCAAAATAAACTTATCACCTACATCGAAAGCCTTTTCACCTTCTTTGGTCATTGCTTTCAATATGATCATATCAACCATTGCATCCATAGTTGGATTATTAATGAAGTCTTTATGCTTCTTTTGTATCTTAGACATATCCCTTGCAGC